AATCTGAAACTCTGCATCATTATATCTAAAATTTATTCCTATATGTTTTGAATCAGGATAGTTACCACCTTGCTGTGAACCAGTTGTATCCCAATATGCTGCACTTGTAGTGAAAGTAACACCACTACCACTTGTGGCACTTGGGTCTAATGTCATTCCTGGGGTTTGAAAACTAAAATATGGTTGATGTACTATTGTGTTTGCTGAGTTTTGGTCAAAAGTATATGTCTCTACTTGAAAAGAAGTAAGACCAGTTCTAACAAGTTTCCGCACCATAAATGTTTGGTGAGCAATGAACATTGTATCACCTGATTGCGCATAAGTTACTTCATGTATATTATCATGTGTAAATGGTAAAGCTGCACTACTGCTATCTTGTGTTATTGTTGTAGCAAGAGTTACATTGAAAGATGTATCAACTCTAAATACTCTTATCTTCAAATTTTCTAATGAGATTATATATCTTTCATCATCAGAAAATATAAATGGTATAATTCTGTGTTGCTGAACTTTAGAGGTATCAACAGTTGTATCAAACTCATGTATATTACTAAGACCAGACCTTTTGATAACACCACCCTCTGCTCGTATAAAAAAGTTTTCTACTTTCTGTGCTGAGTTTGAATATACTTTTGAGTCTGTTCTTGAAATTAGAGAAGGACTTATTTCACCAAACTGAAAGTTTGATAAAGGCACTCTCAACTTTCTCATGGTTATCTCCTATTCTGAACAAACCTTCCAGTAATTAGTTTTCTTGTTGTCTGCTGTTGTGAGTCTACACTTCTTGCTTTTAGCATAGCCCTATCAGCAAGAGTAGCCATTGTTTGTGTAAGAGAACCATCTCTTGCTATGGATGTCGCAAATATCTGAGCCAAGCTATAGGAAACTGCCATGACAAAATAGCTTGGAAAAAATTGTTCTTCTTGTCTAAAAGTATAATCTGCAACTACTGTATCTGTTGTTGTAGTATCTGCATATATCATATCGCCATATATCTGATACTCTATAGGATTATCATTTACTGTTACTGCATGAATAATGAGAGTATCATTTGGCTGCTGATAAGCTAAATCAAATCGTGCTGTAGGTGCATCTGTTAATCTATTTAGTGTTTGTTGATTAGTTGCAAATCTCCATCGAGCATTTGTCAAAGATGTTTGCACTACATCTTCATAAACATTTGCTGCAACTCTTGCTTCTGTTGTTCCATCATCAAAAGATGTAATAGGTTCTGCTCCAATAAAGATTAGACCTCTATTGCAAATGTCGATTGCTGTATCTGATTTGGTACTGACTACTGCCATATTAGAGTAGGGGGATTGCTCCCCCTATCCTTAATCACTATCTGCGGTACTTAAATCAGAACCATCACCACAGTCAATAGCTGTAGCAGATACAGATTTAACAACAGTTGCAGATAAAGTTTTATGTGTTGAATTAGCGTCACATATTAGTATGACATCACCCTCGTTCATCATGCCAAGAGCAGATTGACCATTCATTTCACCACCAGTAGCATCAGCAGTTGAAAAATAGTTTGCTGCTCTCACAACAGATAACGCATCATTAGATGTATAATACCAAAGGTTGACACCACTTCCACCAGCTAATCTAGTGAGTTTACTCATATCAAGAGCCATGATTTCCCCCTATTAGTTATTATCTAAGACTTCATAGATACCATTGTCATCAATAACAACAGCACCCATTGACATCATAGATGTTGCAAGATGAGATGCTTTTTCAGGGATATAATTTATCTCTGTAGAAACATCAGAGTTAACGCCTAATCCTACAGCAGTAGTATGATAAGCCATATTCTTACCAGCAGTAATTGCAGAGGTAGAGAATATGTTGAAGCCTAGAAACTGCTTCATTGTCATACCACCAGCGAATGGTAGATTCTGCTCACCAACAAAGTCAGATGATGCAAACTCATTAATTAAGAATAAGTCTGCAAATCCCTTTGGGTGCATAGCAAGATAACGACCACCATCCTCAGGAATGTTTGCAGAACCAAAAGTTTCAAATAGTGATAGTAGGTCTGCCTTTTCAACAGCACTACTTGTATCATGTATTTGAGTTGAGTTAGCTCCAGCATCCATTGCTGTATACAGGATATCGTCAGTTTTTCGACCAAGAGCAGCCGCAGCACTTTGTGCTACTGCTTGTCTTTCGTCGATGTTAGTTTTAAGTTCATCTAGTTTGTCGATATATTCGGCAGCATAGAAATCATTCATGGTTGCTTCCACAGTTGTATGTGTTAGCTCCATAGGTGTTACCATACCATTTCTCGATTTAGTAGATGCAGTACCAGTTCCAATCTTTTGAAAACGAACTACGTTTCCAGCTACATTGCCAACAGTACGCACAGTATTCCGTAGTTTAGAACCCATACGCTGATATGCCATGTGAACATCAGACTCGAACTGTTTAATAAAGGCTACGTCAATTGTATTTGCCATTATTCAGCTCCATTGTTAAGTTTCAATTACGTCGCTGATTGTCCGTTTTGCACCTCAACATGATTGTCCACAAGGGGTCACTTAGTGCATAGTGGGTCTTGACTTACTAATTCTTTGCTCAAAATTATCTAAATTGCAATAGAAAAGTTTAATAAAGGGTATAGAATCAAAGTAATATGGGTCTTCTTCTTGATGAAATCCCATACTTTCTAACCATTTTATTGTTTGTATCTGGTCTTGTGGCACAAAGTTTTCTACAAAATCAAAGTCTATTTTAAGAAATGATAGTATTAATTTGCTGTGTTTGAAGATAGTTAGCCAGTGTTTATCAACAGTATTTGTACCAAGAAACCATATTCTACCAACATGCATAACATCATCAAGAGGTGTAACACCACACATAGCAATAGGTGTACCTTTATGTGTTATAGTAAATCCCTTTGCACCATCTTCCATAAAAGGAACAGCAAGTGCCATCTCTGGAGATGCACCAACTAATGCACATTCTCGAACATCAGATAGTCTTAGATTATTAACAAGATGGTCTACATCAGAAAGTTTACATGGTCTGAATTCAAACTGTCCTTTCTGAATGTATGTCATTTGTTATATAGTTTTTGAAAACCTTCTTCTACT